GTGATTAATAAGCTTGTTTTTGGGTTTTGGGGAATCTCTTTAGTGTCAATGCAAAACGAAGTTGCACCAGTAACACAAGAGGATGTTGATAATGGCTACACTCAAGAACTGCACGACAAAATTGTTTTAGATTTTACAAATTATTTAAATCAATAAATGAGGGGCTTTATTTTATTACTATTAGCTGTTTTTTTAAGTGTTATGTTCTACCCTATAGGATGGCTTTATTCTTTAATAACTTTTAGATGTTCAATAAAAAAGCTAGGTAATTACTCTTTTGTTATGTCTGTAAGTGTTGACCAGTTAGGAAACACAGTAATGAGTACTTTATTTAATGATATTTTAATAACTAAATACGGTCATAGGTTTGGTGATGAAGATCAGACTATTAGCATGGTTCTTGGGGTAAATAAAGCAATGGGAACATTAACAAATAAAGGTAAGTTCTTAGCCGATACTTTAAATAAAATTGACCCTAACCACGTAGAAAAAGCAATTGAAAAATGTACTAACAACGAAAAAGTTCCAAAAAAAACCCGTTATTCCAGGCGCACGCGATAAAAAAACACTTAGATAAAAGTCCAAAATTTGAGCGCATTATAAGTTAAAGTAATTTTATTTTGTTACCTTTAATACTTTAATCGTAACTTTTTAGAATGGCAATAATTACCGTAATCCCCCCAGCTGCTAATACGGTCGCAACTAGGCCAGTCGTTTGGCACTTAGAATCAGATACACCTAACATTGTACGATTAATTTTAGTTGTAACCGATTTAATTAATACAGTTTCGACCATCGAGCAAAATCCGGAACCGGGAACGACTGGAGTTTTTAAATTTAATATTTCTAGTATATTATCAGATCAGTTAAGTTTTACAACTTCGAACGGACTAACGACGGGAGGAATTAATTCTACAATTTCACAAGAAAGTGCGTTTTTTAATTATTCAATTAGAGCCTGGGAAGTTTTAGATGATGGCACGACAAACTATCCCGGCCTTGTTGATTATTTGTCCGGTAACTTTACAGCACATAACTACGTTTTAACGCATAAAGAGTGGGTTAAGCCTTTTTTATTATCCGATTACGATATGACATCGGGAACAGGGAAGAGTTTTTTAACAAATTCAAGCGATTCTAAATGTATTACGAAGGGATATTCGGAATATTTAGCAATGCACCGAGTGCAAGATAATGCGTTTTTTGTTCGTGATTACTACGATGTAAACGATGTTTTTTTATTTTCTCAAAGATACCCGGTTGTAAATCAAGTTGCGGGAGTCGGTTTCGCTGACCAATACGGAAAAATAGCCGGAGCGGGATTACCTGGGTCTGGATTACCGGGAAGCTCAACAATTAACTACTTTGATAATTTAACAGTCGATGCGGGTACGGGAGAACTTGTCGACGGTGGCAATGGTTATCTGTATGGCGCTCCAGGTCGATTAGGGGCGATACTTCGCGTTGACTTAACAACAAATGCAACGGTTCAATTTGGTTCTTTTCCAGCTTTGGTAGCCCCTCAATATATTAGCGGCGTCTATTCAGTCGTATCGGATAAGGTTTATTTTTTACCTGATAACGCTGGAGATGTTGCAGTATTAACGATAATAGGTGAAACAATAACACAAACAGGAACAGGGTTAGCCGCTTATTACGGTGAAGCTATTACTCCGGCCGGTGTTATTTACGCTCATTCGGCTTCTATTAATAACATTTTAAAACTTGACACGTCGACGGATACGATTACGATCCTAAATCCTGGTCCAACTGTAGCCGGTTCGAACGGTGCAATGATTTACGCCCAAAACGGTTTTATTTATTCTTTTAATACTGAAGTAAATAAGTTTTACAAACTAGATCCGAATACAGATATTTTAACAAGTGTAGCGGCTATTGGTTGGATTTCAGGAGCACAAGCTTCAAGCGTTGTTGAAACCTCAAGCGGAATTATTTATGTCGTTTCTGACTCAGCTAACGTAAATAACGTAATGCGATTAGATACGTCAACGGATACAGCAACCTTTTTTAGTACTAACGGAATAAATGCCAATCTTTATGGAAAGGCTGTTTTATTAGCAGATGATAACGTTTATTTATTTAGTTACGCTAATTCAGAAGTATTAAAACTAGATACAAGTACGGATACATTCAGCACATTAACGACTTTAGTTGCAAATCCAAACCATTTATACTTAACAGCTGTTAATGGAAATCAAATATATTCGGCCCCTACAAACCCTTCGACCGGAAACGATCAGATTTTGGATTTAACCGTGACTTTTGCGGATCAAATTGCGGGCCAAGATGGGGCGTATTGTTTAGCGTATATCGAAAACTCCGATTTATCAATCGCTTCAGAGGTGAAAAAATACATATTTAAAGATGCGTGCTGTGATGATATACACATTCATTGGGAAAATAAATTCGGTGCACAAGATTCTTACACGTTTAAAGGTCGAGTCGTGCGCGGATTCAAACACGAATCCGAAAACTACTTGAAGCCGAACGGAAATATTATTGCGTCGACTACACGCGGCGCGGCAACGTTATCGAACACGGTTGAACATATATTCGAAGTGTATTCGAAAAGTATTAAAAAGTCCGAAGTTAATTGGATTCAAGAAATGTTTTATAACAAACGAGCTTGGACCGAGGAAGATGGACATTTGTTGCCTATAATAATCGAAAATGGAACCGTTATCGAATCGGATTCAGAGAATGGAACATTCCAAGTATCTTTTGAATTTTCATACGCAAATTTAACACATGGCTCGAGAGGTTGAGATAAAAATAATTGACGGTAATAATACCATCTTAGGAAGTTTGGATTTAACTTCTTTTGAAGATTTTCCGTTAACTTTTACCAAAGGAATTTCGGATATTAATAATCTAAATACGCGCTCGGGTACTTATTCGTTGAACTTTAAAATTCCAGCGACAAAAAATAATAATAATTTATTTGATTTTGTTAACAATATAAATACAAAAGATAAGACAGCGATTCTAGCTCGAAGGTCGTGCGTTGTATTTATCGAATCGATCCAAATCGAAACCGGACATATTAAAGTAACTGATTCAGATTCAAAAGGATTTTATAAAGCTGTTTTCTTTGGGGACAATACGGATTGGGTTTCGTTAATGTCGAATAAAAATTTAAACGAATTAACATGGCGCGATGCGGTTGCGGCGTTTACAGGTACAGCGATCACAGCTATAAATAATTCCAGCGTTGATACACATGATATTGTTTACCCTTATATCGATCGAAATTCTAATGCGGCAGCGGCTAATTTTCTCCCGTGTTTATATGCGAAAGCCATAATCGATACATCGTTCGCGGAAATAGGATATTCTGTTGATTCGGATTTTTTCAACACCCCAGAGTTTAAAACTTTAGCGGCGGATTTTGTTGCGAATTTTACTTTCGATCAGGATTCTATAACAGCAACGGAAACGAATTATTCTACAACTATAATTAACCATGCTTTAACACCTCCGAACTGGGACGCTACAACGATGGTCGGTAATTTAGGCACGCCTGCCGTGCCTAATATTCGTAACGTGTGGAGGTTCCCTAATATCTTTAATAATCAAATTAAAGATAATTCTTTGATTTTTGATAATATTTCAAATGAATATACGGTTCAAGTAACATCATTATATCGAATTGAATTTTTAATAAATTACGAATGGCGTGCGTTTGATACAAATAATCCGAATTGGTTTCTTTGGGCTGGTCCAGGCCCGGCGGGATTATTTTCGGTACGACCTCCGAATTTTAAATGGTATATAGTTGCTAATAATACTTCTGATACGGTTGTAGATGGCACGGTTTTATACACATCTAATTTTCCTGTTCAAGGTAGTTTAATAGCACCGAACGTTCCGGAAGTTTTATTAACTGCGGGTGATAAAATATCTATATTATTAGAGCTAGAAGATGACGCATTCGGTTTCGCTCCTGGTTTTGGATTAAATAATCCCTCGCTTGATAGGTGGTCGGTTCGGATTTTAAACAATTCGAAAGTTTCTTTTATTCGAAAAGGGACGGTGACTTTAGGTGATAACTATTCGTTAAATTCGGTAATTCCTCAAGATGTTTCATGTTTAGATATTATACAAGATTTTAAAACAAAATTTAATCTTTTTTTTATTGCGGACACTTATCGAAAGTCGGTTAAAATTGAACCACGCGATGATTTCTTTTTGGATATTTCAAACGCTGTTGATTGGACCGATAAACTTGATTTAACGAATGGATTTCAAATATCTTATGCGACCGAATATAGTGAAACGCTGGAGTTTAGATATAAGGAAGATCCGAAAGATGGATATTTGGATCGATGGAATGTTATTAACTCAAGAAAATACGGTAAATACGATCAAGATTTAGGAAGTAGATTTAACAAAGGCACTTCAGTAGTCGAAACTAAATTATTTTCACCTGTTATTCAAGGACAAACGTCCGACAATATGTTCACATCCGTAATTCGAAAAGAATATGGAGATTTAAACGTAAACGGGGTACAAAATAAAGAGTATAATTTTAGATTATTTAACATTTTAACCGAACAACAATTCGACACGGCTGGAAATCCGCTACGGACTTCATCACCAACCGTTGTTACTGTTGGTTTAAGTGAATCATTCGGAAGTTCAGTCGTTCCGATGAATTTAAATTTCGCGGGGGAAGACGGATTAGTTCAAACTTATTATGCGAAAACGATTAGCAATTTATTAGAAGGCGGAGTGTTATCGATTCGAGCTAATTTATCATTAACAGATTACCGCGATATTGATTTAAGAAAACCGGTTTATATTTCAGCTCCTTCAGAAATTAAAGGCCATTATATTATTCAAAAAATAGATAAATTTAAGGCAACGAAGGAGGAGACAACAAAAGTTGAATTATTACGTTTTCAAAATTACGTTCCAATTCCTAACGATCCGAGCCAGCCCGGAAATATTCCGACTACGATTTCGAATCCACAAGGACCGAATACGACTCCGGATCCGATTTACATTGAACAGACAATCAATGGTGTTAATTATTTAATCCCTGTTTACGCGGATAGTAACGGGAATATTGTACCAGTTTACCAAAGTTAAAATATTATGGCAGAAGAAATAGGGTTTAGAATTAGAGTTCAAGGAGCAGCGGAACAACTTGCCGCAATGGAAAAATTAAAGGTCGAACTAAACGGTTTAGCGGTTGAAAAGAAGAAATTAAACGACGAAAGTAAAAAATTAACAAAGCAATTTCAGGAAGGAACTATAACCGTTACCGAATATGATGAATCAATCGCGGCTTTATCCGCTGAACAGGTTGAAAACGGATTAATCACAAAACAAACAACTTTTCAATACTCTGAAAACGAAAAAGCTTTATTAAGTAATGAAAAAGCCGTTAAAGCCGAAACCGGTTCTTTAGCACAATTACGGATTCAATTAGCACAATCGAAAAAAGCGTGGACTAATCTCAGTGCAGAAGAAAGAAATAACGCAAAAATTGGTGGAGAGTTATTAAAAACTCAACAAGCACTTGACGAAGAAGTTCGAGGACTAGAAAAACAAATCGGGGTTACGTCAAGAAACGTCGGTAATTATGGTGAAGCTGTCTCGGCTGCGACCCCTTTAATGGGCGCATTCGGCGGGAAAATTAATCAAGTGCAACAATCGTTAACACAAGTAAAAGAATTATTCACAAAAGTAACCGCAAGCACAAAAGCGAACGCGGCCGCGACTGAAGCAAATGCGGTAGCACAAACCGCGTTAGGAACGGCGACAAAAGGAACTGCTGGGGGGTTTAATTTAGCAAGTAAAGCGGCAAAAATATTCAAATTCGCTTTAGCCGCGACCGGTATCGGGGCGATCGTTGTTATATTAGGTTCTTTAATCACTGCGATATTGTCAACTCAACGCGGTGCGGATGCTATGACGCGCGTTCTTGGACCTCTAAAAGAAATACTAGGAACGATTTTCGGTTTGATTCAAAAGGTAGGATTAAAAGTTTTCGACCAATTAAAGAAAGCTATTGAAGATCCTGGACAAGCGTTAAAAGATTTAGGAGCTATCATCAAAAAGGATTTAGTTAATCGTTTTACGGCGGCTGTTAATCTCTTTAAATTACAAGGTCGCGCACTAGTTGTCGGGTTTAAAGCGATGGGACTAGGAATTAAAAAAGCTTTAGCGGGCGTTCCTTTAATCGGAGCCGGAATAGATGTTGAACAAGTTAATAAAGATTTAGAAGAGGTTAAAAACGAAGCGATTGAAGTCGGAAAAGAAATTAAAGATAATTTAATTCAAGCCACAACTGGACTCGATCCGGAGCAAATGCAATCACTAGTCCAAGCCGGAAAAGAGTTTTCGGAGGAAATGAGAATTGCGGCCGAACGTGGGGCGGAAATAGCGAATTTAACTATCGAAATCGAAGAAAATGAAATCGGATTAAATAGAGCGAAAGAAAAAGGAAATAGATTATTCGAGGAACAAAAGAAAATTGCGGAAGATGCATTGTTAACGGATTCGGAACGAATCAAAGCGGCACGAGAAGCACAAAAGATATTAAAAGAAACGGAAGCGATTCAAATCGATCAATTAGATCGTAGAATAAAATTAGCGAAATTACAAACTGAAGCGAATGATACCGACCGAGAAACTTTAAAGGAAATTCAAGATTTAGAAGCGGAAAAAGAGGCACTAGTTGCGGCCTCTATTACAAAAAGTATTGAATTACGTAATAAAGAAAACGCAATAATAAAAACGCGAATTGCAGCGGTTAAAAAAGAACAAGAAGATGAAAGAAAAAGACTTCAAAAATTAGAAGATGAACGCGCGAAGATAGCGGAAAAAGATACCGAAAGAGCGCTACAAAAAGAGCTTGAAATTTTAGATATTAAAGCGAATACGCTTAAAATAGAGCGCGATTTGGAAGCGGCTTCGGTTGAGGAAACGGATCGGATGCGACTTGATAAAGAAATCGAGTTGCAAAAACAATTAACAGCGTTAAAAATTGAAGGTGCTAAAAAACAAGCTGGTGCGCTTGAGGTTAAAGAAAATGATTTAATAAAGAAGTTAGAGGAATTAAGAAAAGAATCGGGAGGAAAAGAAACACTCGAAATTTTAAAAACTCAAGACGCTCTGAATCAAGCGAAAGCGGCTAAGGAAAAGATTTTAAATCAAGATATTGCGTTAATTAAAGAAGAAGATCGATCATCCGAAGCAATTAAAGAGGCTGAATTTAAATCTGAAGCGGATAAAAAGGAAGCTGAAGCGGAATTGGAACGATTAAAAGAAAAAGAAGAATTAAAAAAAGCTATTGTCGACGCTTCTTTTCAAGCGGGTGAAATCGTTGCCGATGGTATATTAAACAGGCAAAAAGCAAGGATCGAAGAGGAAAAACAAAGGGAAATCGCCTCGATAGAAGCGAAAAAACAATCGGGTATCATTTCGCAAGCGGAATTCGAACAAGCTCGACTTGCTATTGATAAAAAAGCATTCGATAAACAAAAGAAAGCGGACACTGCACGTGCTGTTATTAATGGAGCGGTTGCGGCTGGAAAAACATTTGCGTCGTTAGGATTTACACCGCCGGCGTTTATTGCAGTGGGTTTAGGGGCGGTTAAAACAGCGGCGGAAATCGCAACAATACAAGGTCAATCGTTCGCAGAAGGTGGTTTCACTGGATCCGGGTTCGGATCTCCAGATTCAACCGGTCATAAAGTGGCCGGAGTCGTTCACGCAAAGGAATATGTTGTGCCGAAGAAAGTTTTAGACACCCCACAAGGCGCTGCGATGGTTGGTAATTTGGAACGAATGCGATTACAATCACCGACGACAAATGTTTCGCGAGGTTTTATCGGCGGTGGTTTCTCTTCGGAACCTGAAAGTATTGATATGAAAGCATTTGAACAAAGTGTCGCGCGTTCGGTAACGGCTTCGATTAAAGCGATTCCGGTTGTAAACGATCCGACCCAAACCGCAGGAGTCAATAGAGACGTTAACAATATACAAAACGAGGTTAATTTTTAAAATAAATAGCTTATATTTGTTTAGTGTTTACAACTGAAAAAGAACAAGAAGAACGGTTGTCAATTTGCCGTCAATGTCCAAAGTACAAGAAACAAGCTCGATATTTATTCGGCTTAATCAAGATAAACAAAGAACAGTGCAAAAAATGCACTTGCTTACTAGAACAGAAAACAGTTTGGGCCGCTTCAGAATGTCCTTTGAAAAAATGGAACCGTTTACCGATAAAGAGTTAAATAATATTGAACCGCTCGTGAATAAGGTACGTGGTAAAATGTTACCTAGCCGAAGCGCGATTCGGGAATTATCAGAAATATTTAAAACCCGCGTCCGAAATATTGATATAACGTGCGGGAAATGTATCGGGCATATGATCGAATACTTTTACAGTCAATGTCAAAACAGGAAGTAACAAAATATATTATTAAAAATTTCAACGTTTCCGAATCGGTTGCGGATGAATTATTCGATAATAAATTAATCAATTTAAAAAGTGTTCGGAACGCTTTAATTCAACAAGATTTTATCATAATGTATCGGAACCCATTAATTTCGGTTAAAAGTATTCATTACTTTTTATGCGAAAAATACGACGTTTCCTTTTCCCATGTGCGTTTATTGCTTAAAAAATAAGCATCAAAAAAACATAATTCCTTATTATTAATTAAAATTAAGTGTTTTATTTGTTAGATGAAATGGTTTTCAATAGAAAATAAATCTAGTGATGTTTTAAATATAAACATTAACGAGGAAATAGGCGGGTATGGGATCACATCAAAAGATTTTATCGCTCACGTTCAAGCTGAAGGTAAGAAAAACATCAATTTAATAATTGATTCACCCGGAGGAAGTGTGTTTGATGCTTTTGCAATCTATGACTTTCTAACAACTTCAGACAAATATAATGTTACTGTTGAAATTCGCGGCCTTGCGGCTTCTTCGGCTTCGGTTTTAGCTTTGGCGGGTAATAAGTTACCGACTATGACTGAAAACAGTTTTTTAATGATTCATAATCCGTATTTAACTAAAATGGATATGGATTTTTACACTTCGGAAAAATTAAAGAAAAAAGCCGAAGAAATGTTAAACGAAGCGGAATTACTCGAAACGATCACGAATAAAATCGCAACAATATATTCAAAACGAACCGGAATCGATCATGCAAAGTTAATTGCTATGATGGATAACGAAACATGGATCAGCGCCGAAGACGCGTTGGAAATGGGGTTCGCTTCTAGTGTTTCTGAATCGATAGCGATCGCGGCGAAATTAGATAAAACTAAGATGAGCAACTTAGGAATTAAAAACGCTCCAAAACAGTTTGTAATCAATAATAATCAAATAAATATGGATGAATTAAGTAAACAAGTTTCGGACTTGAAGGACTTCAATTAAAGCTGAAATCGAAGAAAAAGACGCTAGAATGTCTGAAAAAGATGAAGCTGTAGCGGCTTTAGAAACCGCAAACGCTGTTTTGACTGATGAAATTGCGAAGTTAAAAGGCGAAGAGGTTAAACCGGATTCGGAAAAAGATCCAGAGCCGGTAGAAAAGGAAACTCCAGATGCGAAAGCCGCATTCGGAAATGCTGTTTTAGCGAACTTAGTTGCTAATAGGTACGAAAAATAATATAAACAAATAAATAATTTAAAAAATGGCAAATATTGTTACAACAAGTTTTGACTATACTTACGACGGTCAATTACTTACACAAACACTTTTTTACAAACCGACCGAAGCTGCGGATAATGTTTTCGCAAATTACAGAGTTTTCAACGGTGTAAAAACTAAAATTCAATTACACCTTCCAGGTTCTTTGGATAAACTTTTAAAGCAATATGTTACTTGTGGTTTTAGTGCTGACGGTACTGCAACACCAATAACAAATAGAACTTTAGAAGTTACAAAAATGAAAGTTAATGTTGAGGAATGCGCAGACGCGTTTTTCGGAACTGTTTTCGAAGATGAAGCATTAAAAGCGGGTGTTTCAATCACTGATTTAAGTGGAACAATCGTTGAACAGGTTATGATGACGTTAGTTCTTGACGCAGTTGCACGGGATATGGCGCGTCAAATGTGGTTTAACGATGACGTTGCAGCGAGTGCGGATTATAACGCGTACGATGGTTGGATCGAGATTTTCAAAAACGAATCGGCTAATTTAGGTCAATATTTTGACATGAATACCGATGCAAACATTGAAGTTGCTGGAGCGTTGGTTGTTGATGGGGCTTTAGTTCTTTTGAGAAATATGTACGAAAACCAGTCTAAGGTTTTGAGACAAATGCCAAGAGAACAAAAGAAGTTCTATGTAACGGCTACAATCGTCGATAACTTAATGACAACATATGAAGACACTCAATCTTCTTTAGGTTTAATGTTGTTACAAGAAGGGAACACCTCCGTATTAAAATTTAGAGGGATTGAATTATACGAGGTTCCAGGATGGGACACTCAATTAGCAGATGTTGATAACCCGCAAGCGGCGTTTGTTGGTGATAACATGGCAGTTCTTACAATTCCTGATAACTTAGCGGTGGGAGTTGATACAACTTCGGACAACTTGAGAATCAGAAGCGACGACGACGACGACGAAGTTTTAAAAGTGATTTGGAAAATCAAGCAAGGTGCGCAAATTATACACCCTGAATTGATTTCTTTCGCTTACTAGTATTAACAAATTAAATTTTTAAAAAATGAGTATTACAAATGATGTTTTAATAGCCTGTTCAGATGAAACTAGAAGAGGTGGTGTTAAAAGAATCTTTGTTGTTCCGGCGTGTGAAGTGACAAGCTTCACCGCTGGTGCTTCTCATGAATATACTGCGGTTGTTTTAACAGCTTTGCAGAAATTCTTTGAGATCGAAGGCGAATTCGAAACAAAGCCATTCACGGCAGAAGGTTCAACGGAAAACGGTTCAAACGTTACTGAAAACACTTTAGAAGTTTTCGTTCCTAAAATGGAAAAAACAAAAGCTAAAGAATTAAACGATTTATTTGCCGGTGGCAAAGTAGTTGTTGTTTTTAGTGTTTACGATGTTGTATCGGCTAACGATAGAGCGTTCGTTTTAGGTTACGATGAAGTATTAATGTTAGATGCTGCGGTTCGTGCTACGGTTAACCAGACTTTAGAAGGAGAACTTCAAGGGGTCAACGGTTATACGGTGACATTTACTGGAAAACAAACGGAATTACTACGTGAATACGTAGGTTCGATCGACACGAATGCGAGCGGAACGATTTCCTTTGGTAGTTAATTAATACCTAACAATTAAAGAAAGGACAATATTTTGAATATTGTCCTTTTTTTTTGTTAAATTTATAACCATGAAAGCAAAATATACTATAACGAAAATTGGCGAAGGTAAAAAAGTTTTATTACCTGATTCTAAAGTTGTTTTAAATGAGAAAACAACACAAAAAGACTTGAAAAAGCTACATGAATTAGGATACACAACTTTAGTACAAAAAGAAGATGCGAAAGAAGATAGTTCAAAAAGCGAAAACGCAACCAATTAAGTCCGGAAACGGTCCGAAGCTGAATAAAAATCGTATTCAAGCAAGCTCTGCGGGGGTTCCTATAACCACTCGTGAATTGATCCGTGAAAAACCGGAAAGAATATCGAATGAATACGTTTCGTTTTTCGATACTTCAAGCAATGTTTACATAAATGATTTAGCGCGTCGATCGCGGCGGTCGAGCACTCATTCAGCTATATTATCTTCAAAACTAGCTTATACAGTAGGGACCGACTTCGTTTACGAAAGCGATTTAAAACCGAACGAACAAAGCTGGGTTGATGATATTAACGCAAAAGGGCAAAGTTTACGTGATGTTTTTAGTTTGTTAAGTAAAGATTATATTACTTTCGGAAATGCTTGGGTTCAATCGGTAAAAGTTCAAGGGCGAACAAATTATTATCATATTGACGCGAAAAAGGTTCGGATTAAGAAAGATCGAAGTGCGATAATAGTTTCGGACTACTGGAGGGAAATCGGGAACGGTACATATCAGTCAAAACCTCACGTTGAAATAAGTTTAAACCCTAAAAAATCAACGCACGCAATTCAATTGATGCGACATTCACCGGAATATAATTTTTACGGTTTACCGGATTATATTGGTGCGTTAAATTGGATTGATGTTGAGTATAGAATACCAAAATTTAATTTAGACCGATTCGACAATGGATTCTTCCCGAGTGCATTGATACAAATGTTCGGGGCACCTCCGGAAGGAATTTCAGCGAAACAATATGTTAAAAGCATGGTCGCGAATTTCACAGGCGAAGCAAATAATTCAAAAATCGTTGCGGAAATGTTAGATTCTCCGGAACAAGCCGCGAAAATAACCACTTTCGATTCAGAAAAACAAGGCGAATTCGAAAAACTTGCGGAAATGGCGAAGGTTAATATTATTTCCGCACACAGAATACCGCCTGTTTTAGCTATGATTGAAACGGCTGGTAAATTAGGAGGTAATCAACAAATTTCCGAAAGTCATAATTTATTTATGAACTCGGTAATTATACCGGACTTTCAAGAGCCGTTGTTAAGGTTTTTTAATAAGTTGATCGAATTAGCTGGATTCAATTTCATAGTGGGAATTAATCAATTAAATTCATTAACGTTAGTTGATAAAATCAATCCTAGCGACGTTTTGACAGTAGACGAACAAAGAGAATTATTAGGATACGAACCCACAAAAGAAATTAACAACGATGGCGACTAAAGTAATAACAGCGCAAACCGTACGTGAACAGGTAGTGACTGATATTAGTTTCGATCACTCGTATTTTGATAAATATATCGAATTAGCACAAGCGAAATATTTAAAACCGGCTTTAGGTAAAGATTTTTATAATGATTATTTGAATCAATATCCATCTTTATCGGCTGAATATACTATATTAAAGGATAATTTTATAGATAAATTACTTTCGTATTATATTGTATACGAAGCATTTCCAGAAGTTCGGGATAAATTGACGAACCAAGGAATTATGCACAATCGAAGCGAATTTACAGAACAAACGCCTTCGTTCGATTACGGTCAACTTAGATCAACATATAATTACAACGGTAATTTCTGGGTAAATGAAATGATCGAATATGTTTTGGATAATCCGATCGACTATCCTTTATTCGGTCACGATTGCGATTCAAACGAATTGAATTCGAATAACAAAGGTTTTATAATTTATTAAATGGCTGTTATAATACATAAAAATATAATTGAGGGGGAGTTACATCCGCCTAAAGGTTTTAATTTACCGGCCACGAATCCGATGTCGTACGCGCTTCGGTCCGAATCGGATGTGGCTATATATCAAGATGTTGAATATTTACCAGGGGCGTTAAATTTCGTTGACGGTAACAATCCACCTCCGACTACGGCTGTTGATGATATTTACGTGATTTTTGACGGTGGCGGAGGTGTTGTGGATGCTGCATGGGGTGGAATTTCATTTGATTCGTGGACGCGTCAAGATGGGTCGAATTGGAACGAAGTCGCTCCGGTTGATGGTTATCAATGTTATGATAAAACAGCAAAAGAATATAAAACTTTTAACGGAACGGCTTGGACTAGTGGTGGTGGTGCTGACACTAATATAGGGACTAATAATTTAACCCTAAGTGGAGCAGCCACAAGAACTTACAACATAGACGGCAACGAATTAAAATTTATAGACGGCGCAAATAACAAATTAAAAGTAATGCCTTCGGGCGTTGGTATTGGTAACGTTGGAACACCTGTAGCGCAATTAGAAGTAAAAGGCTCAGGGATAACGTCAGGAACAACAGCATTATTAGTTCAAAATAGCGTAGGAACGGATTTATTTGAGGTTAAAGATGATGGTCAGTTGATAGGTGCTTTCCCTATTCAAGTTGGTGATAGTGGGACAGATAGCCGAAAAACATCGGGAGGGAGTTGTACCGTGAACGGTAATTATTCAACGGTAAGTGGGGGCGTTTCAAATAGTATCAATGCATCAATAAGAGCTACCATTTCGGGTGGGTCTGGAAATGTTATCGGTTCTAATTATGGAACC